ATTCTTTCTTTTTTCATATTATAATTAGCACTTAAACCAATTTCATTATAAAAACTAGCTTTTATATACTGTTCAAACTCAATTAAATCTTTTAATGTTCCTCTATCATCTGTATTAGGATTAACTTTTAAACTATCAAATAATTTATTTTCAGCTATTACCCCTTGTTTACCATCAAATATATTTTTTAAAAATAGTTCAGCACTTGCAACAGTATTATCATCACTAGCACTAATTAATGTTGTATATCTTTTATTAATATTAGCCAATACCATAGTAATCATATTTTCATTTAATATAAATGAATATTTTCTAAACATTGGTAGAAGTCCAACATTACAGCTATCATTACTAATAACAATACAGTCTTTATTAATATCTAATGTTTCATTATAGTTCAATGAAGGTATTGAAATAATAGCTTTAGTTGGTCTATTATATACATCTGTTTCACCACCTAAACCCCCATTTACAACATAGAAATCATTATCAATTTTTAAAAATATGCCAAACCCATTTGTTTGTAATAGTAATTCAAGTTCTTTACTAGGAATTGTAGCAGGTAGATTATTATATTTAAACATAGCATTGGTACGATTAAACATATAAGCAACATTATTTCTTATGTTAGTTTCTTTATCTGCATAATCAAAATCTACTGACTTTCCACCTACAAAGTGTTTATCAATTTTAGCCATTTGTCACACTCCTTTCACTTTTCAAGTCTTAAATTCAATTCATTTAGTGTTAGTGTATTATTTTCAATTACTTTAGTTAGTTCCTTCATCTGCTTATCATATCTTTCGTCTTGTTTCCCATTCTGATAAAATAATGCTATTGATACTGCAATAGGAAAACCCACTCCATTAATTAGTTGAACAATTGTTTCTATACCCATTTTTAAAACCCCCTTATAAATTTTTACATATTTTTAAATAATTATTTATACTATCCCCCACTTCATTAGACTGATAAAATACTTTATCATTAATGAAAAACCATAGCAATTTTTTCTGCAAGGTATTTATTGGTTTATATATATTTCTATTATAATTCAATTTATGATTATATTCAAGTGTATAAATTAAGTCATTATCATAGTCTTGTATATCTGTAGTTTTATTATGAATATAAGTAAACATTTCACCATCAACATCTATAACATTACATTGATATATTCCATCATTAAATATTATAAAGTATCTAAATAGAACATCTTTAGGTTTATATTTCATAGGTAAATGAGGATATAAATTTAATTCCCATGCTCCACTTGTAATCATATTTAATTTAGGATTATTAAAGGCAAAATAAAAATTATTTTCTTTACTTCCTTTTAAACTTTTACAATATTCAACTGCTACTGTCAATTCACTTGTTCCATAGGTATATAAATCAATAGTACCCTGCTCCATTTTTTCAATATGATTTAAACCCATTTCAGCAAAATATGGACAATATTTATTAACTGTATTACCTAACATAAAGATTTTTACATTAGTTCTTTGTCTTATTATTGTACTAATTGTATTCATAAATAAAACAAATTCGTCTTGTAAATAGGTAAATTTAGTTAGAAATTCATCAAATAATATGGTTGTAATTCTAGGATATGATATACTCTTATTATGTTCTGTATCTGATAAAGCGAACACATACCCTATACAGTCACTATCATTATAAATAGGCTTACCATTTTCAGCATAGGTACAGACATAAAATTTACCTGCATAATAGGTTATACCTTCATATTCTCCATTACTTGCCTTTTTCACTTCTCCATTATAATTTAAAGCACTAAACATATCACTTGCTCTTTTACCAGTAATATCTTCCTTCCACCTTCTTATAATTGCAATTTGTCCACCTGTTTTAAAATACTGTTCAATACCATATTTCAATACTGCATAAGTTTTACCATTACTTCTTTCCCCAAAAATAACATTGTAAACACTATTCTTTTTTAATATATTATTCAAACTATAATATTTTAGTTCTTGTTTTTTAGCCACGATTTACACTCCTTTCACTATCAAACCCATTAGGATATCTATTTAATAGTTTATTATAATTATAAACTAATATAGTTTCTAAATCTATTTCTAGTATATTACATAAGTTAGCCATATAAAACATAACATCTCCCATTTCATCAATTACATTTTTAATATCTAAACTATGTCCTTGATAGAAATATTTTTTAAATATATCTAATACTTCCCCTATTTCACCCCCTAACCCTAAACACATATTTTTTATTAATTCTTCATCTGTAAAATTGGTTGGTAATGTTCTTTTAGATTTTTCTTGATATTCTTTAATATTCATATTAAACACCCTTTCTACTTGTAAATAAATAGCCTTCTTTAAAATCTTTTAAGAATTTACTATATTGTTTACTAATTGATAATGTAAATTCACATTTTCCCAAGTGTATAGATGAAGGAATATAAATATTTTCTTTATTACCTTGATAATCTATTGAATGAATTTTCATTTCTTCATCTATATAAGTATGAGTATTTTTTCCAGTTTCATCAGCTGGAATATATAGTTCATCATCAAACATATTAAATATTTTTTCATAATCATTATTACAAACTTTTTTCATATATTCTAAACCATTCTTTTTTGATAACCCTGCAACTGTTAAAGCCATATTACCATCATCATATCTAACTAAATATCTTTTAGCACCTAGTGTTTTAAAATGTGTATAGTGTCCATCATAATCCCATACCCCCATCATTTTTTCAATTCCTTCTTTAGTTTTAGGTTTCATTAAATTAAAATCAATTTTTCTAAAATTACACATCTTTTTTAACTTCTCAATTAAATTTATATTATACCATTCAATATATGTAATATGTTTATCATAGTTTAATAATTTAATACTATCGGTATCACTATATACATAATCTTCACCAATATTTAAAATACCACTCCATAAATTTAACCTTGCATAAGCTGTAACCCATACCCCCCATGGATAATATAAAAATCTATTTGTACTATTATTATAAGTTTCTATTTGTTTTTCAATTTCTTCTTTAGTAGGTTTTTCTATATCCCAACCTTCNTTATATTCTATTAATTCCCTTACTATATCGGTAACTGTCATTCCATAAACACTATTCAACATACCTTTAGATAATAAATATTCTACTTCATAACCTGCAACATCTTTAAGAGTTGTTTTATTCTGATATAATTCTAATATACTTTCTATTATCGGTTTAGGTAGGTATTGCATATAGAATTTATGACAATTCGCTATTTCTATACTTTCCCATGAATAACATTGCTTCATAATTCTATAATCTANATCAGTAATGGTTGTTATAATTTCATCTGCTTGATATATCCTACCATTATTAACTACTGCATTTTTTTGACTAAAACATTTGCTTTCACTTAAATAGCTTTCGTATGTTAGTTTAGAATGTAACCCCTTTATTTTAATATCAAACATTAAACCGACATCATCATTTTTTACTAATTCTTCAAAGTTTTCTTTTCTTAAATCAACCTTTATTGGTTTACTCATTGGAAATTTTTCTGATAACATAACTGCAGGATAACTACTGGTGAAATCAATACTTGTAACATCTTCTAATATTTTACCTACATAGTTTAAACTTGCATGAGTATAACCACCCATAAAACACCGTTTTAACATTGTATATTGTTCTAATGTCAATGTCAGTTCTTCCATTAATTCTTTATATCTTCTATATTTACCTTTACTACTTTTATTATGATTTTTATCTGTAAAATAGCATTTCTTTTTTACAAACTTTCGCACCCTTCCAGTATTAGTTAAAGGTATTTTAGTAATATTATTATCATATATTTGTATCTGTTCATTTATATAGTACAGAATAATTAGAATATCATTCTTACAATATCCCATTTCTTCATCTGTTAAAGTGGTTTTACTATTTCTAATTAATGAATAATCTAAATCACCTACTAATTTTTTAATCTTATGCATAGTTAAATTTTTAGCTAAATTAGACAATGAAAACCCACTTAATATATAACTGTCTTTAAATTCTATTCCTTGTTTTATTAGTGCTTTTANTGGCTTTCTTTCATCAACTGAAAACACATTTTCCCACTCAAAGAACTTTCTAATAAATTGAAATTCATATCCTAAATTATGGACATATATAATTAATCTATTATGCAAATTAAGTTCTAATTGATTAATTAACATCTGCATAAATTCGCCGAACTGCTCCCATGTTCTACCGTAGTAAACAGTTTCGCCAATTCCGAACATCCATATATACATATAAGAACATTTTTCACCATTATATATTTGTGAGGTAGTTTCTATATCAAAAGCACTTTCAATATTATAATACTTGATTACTTGTTTACTATGAGTATCATAATATGAAATTAGCTTATAATCATCTTTATTAAGTTTCATATTCTGATACCATAGCATTTAAACACCCTCCATTATATTTTTATAAAATCCCATTCTTTAATATCTTCTTTAAACCCTTCTTGATTATCTTCCACTTGTGATACCCTATCTATTTCATTTATAAATCTTTGTAATGTTTGTTCTGTGCTTTCTACACCAGTTAAATCTAATACTCCTTGTTTAATTTGAACATTAATTTGTTCCCATATTTTTTGATAATCTAAAGCTAATGCGTTTAATTCACTCATTTTATAATATTCTTTAATTTTATCTGCTAACTTAAAAAATTCTTTCGCTTTAGTTTTTAAATCTGCTAAACCATTATATTTAATACCAGTATTTTCTGCCATTTCTTTTAAATATTTATTTGCTTGTCTTACTAAACTTGTTTTATTATCTAAAAATCTTTTTAATCTCCAAAATTCTGACTGTAATTGGTTATAATCTTTACCCTTAACACTAAATTTAATTGCTCCACCTTCAACCCATGACTTATATGCAGGTAATTCAGTTAGTTCGTTTCTTTCAAGCCTTCTCAACCTTTTATTTGCCATACTTGCCATTCTACTAACTTCTTTCTTTAATGCTAAATATTTTTCACTTGCTATTTGTGGTTTACTCATTTAATAACCCCCTTTAATCTTTAATTNCNTCATAGAATAGATTATTAAATAATATTTCTAATTGATATATATTCGACTGTTTCATATACATATATAGATATTTAATATTGTTCGCCCTTCCTTTTTCAAATGCGTGTATATTCTGCAAGTTTTCATTATTAAGTTTAGCAAAATCGGTTAAACTCAAATTTAAAACTTTAATTCTATAATATTTACAGGTTGCACCTATTTGTTTAATATCCATTATTTCACTCCTTAATTTAGAATAGGGATAGGATATTTAAACCCTACCCCTTTTAATATGTTTAAATAGTACCCCAATTTACTGAATAAGCTTTTTTAACTTCTTTACCTAGTTTATATTCATATTCATAAATATTGAATGCAAATTTACCTTCATTAATTAGTTTTACATAATCTTCATTGTCTATAATCTTTTCAACTGTTTCTGTTAAATGTTTAGGTAGATTAATAATTTCATCATCTGTTACAACTACTTTATTTTCACCATATATAGATTTTGTATTAGTGTAGAACATTCTTACAATATATACACCATCTTTATTTTCGTTGTAAAGTTCTCCTAAGTGTCTGTATGTGTGCCTATCTGTTATTTCATAATTAAATTTTCTAACACCTTTGTTTAAACCATCAATTAAATTAAATTTCATAATTAATACACTCCTTTATTATTGTTATAATACTCTTTCAAACCTTCCCAACTTGCTACAATGTCTATACTCTTACATATATCCACATAAGCAAATAGATATTTAACATTCAATGTTATCAACTCCTTTCTTACTTTCTAATACTATTATAAACTATAAACTTTCTATTGTCAACATAAAAATAAAAAATAATAAAAAATAAATAATGTTTCACATGAAACAATTCTAGTTACAATTATTTGATGAAATATTTTTGTCAATATTTGTAACTATTTTTGTGTAACTTTTATGTAACTT